GAAAGTAAGTGGCAATATGTCGACCCTGAAAAGATCAGGATATATACCCTAGGGGATTTTATTTCTAATAGCCCAGACTGGGGCAGTAGTGTCCGTCTTGCCGGTTTTCAGTGGTCGAGTGCTTATAGTCAACGCGGTGATATTGTCACTTCGGCACTCCCGCAATTCTCAGGCTCGGCAGCACTGCCTTCAACGCTAGATTTATATGTCAATCAGCAAAAGATTTATTCGGGGTTAGTGCCATCAGGTCCATTTGATATTAAACAGCTCCCGTTTATTTCGGGAAATGAAGTCACACTGGTGACTACCGATGCAACGGGACAGCAGAGCATTACCAAAAAGCCGTACTATTTTTCCTCCAAGATTCTGGCAAAAGGTATAAATGAGTTTTCAGTAGATATGGGTATTCCGCGTTATAACTATGGGCTCTATTCAAACGATTATGACGATGCCACTTTTGCCTCAGGTGCGATCCGATACGGCTACAGTAACTCACTGACCTTAAGTGGTGGAGCAGAGGCTTCAACCGATGGGTTATCGAACCTAGGCACAGGATTTGCCAAGAATGTTTTGGGGATTGGCGTGATGAATGCCGACATTGCAGCGAGCCAGTATAAAGATGAAAACGGCTATTCTGCCTTGTTGGGTTTAGAAGGGCGCATCAGTAAGAACATTTCATTTAACACCAGTTACCGCAAAGTATTTGATAACTATTTTGACCTAGCCCGTGTGTCTCAAGTGAGATATTTAAAAGATAACCAGATCAATGCCGAGACACAGAACTACCTGAACTACAGCGCACTGGCAGATGAGATTTTTAGGGCAGTGGTTAACTATAATTTTTATGCAGGCTATGGGGTTTATCTAGGTTATAACCAGATCAAATATAGCGATAACTCTTATAAGTTACTGTCTACCAATTTAAGTGGAAGTCTGGACAAGAACTGGGGCTTTTATGCATCAGCGTATAAAGATTATGAAAACCACAAGGATTATGGAGTTTACTTTGCGCTGAGATATACACCGTCCAGTAAAGTGAATGCGATCACGAGTGTATCTAGTGACAGCGGTAGCCTACGGTATCGCCAAGAAATATTCGGTTTGTCAGAACCACAAATTGGTTCATTTGGCTGGGGTGGTTATGTTGAGCGAGATCAGGATGCAAATGAAAACAATGCATCGGTCTATGCCTCTTACCGTGCCCGAGCAGCTTACCTGACAGGACGCTATAACCGATTTGGGGATAATGATCAGGTTGCACTTTCGGCAACGGGATCATTGGTTGCGGCGGCGGGACGTATCTTTGCGGCCAATGAAATTGGAGATGGCTATGCGGTTGTAACTAATGCCGGGCCACAAAGCCAAATTTTAAATGGTGGGGTTAATTTAGGTGCGACCGATAAGTCTGGCCGATTCTTAATTGCAAATTTAAGGCCCTACATGTCTCATCATATCTATCTAGACCCATCATATTTACCTTTAGAGTGGGAAGTTAACTCTACGAATCAGACAGTGTTTGTAGGTTACCGTCAAGGAACTTTGGTTGACTTTGGTGCTCATCAGGTCATTTCTGGATTAGTGAAACTGGTTGATCAAAACAACTCACCATTAATGCCAGGTTATACCGTTCGAATTAATGGTCAGCAAGATGGAGTGGTTGGTTATGACGGTGAAGTATTTATTCCAAACCTATTAAAGCAAAACAAACTTGAAATCGATCTTCTAGATCATGGTTCATGCCAAGTTGATTTTGCGTATGAAAATAAGCAATACAGTGCTAAAAAATTGGGACCTTATGTATGTCGATAAATATTGCTAGCTTTAACCAGCCGACAACTTTTAAAGGTCTTTCATTTATCCTGAAATATTTTTTGGGAATGAGTCTGTTATGCCTAATCTTTACATTTTTTAACTCTGCCCATGCAAGTTGCATAGTTACAGGGACAACTTCTGGTACATACACATATACTGCCGCAACAATTAACAATGATGCAGTTCTGACATACACTGGAACAATACGTTGTTATGGGGGGCGTACAACACCAGAAATTTCAGGTTATATGTGTATGAAAACCGTATTTACGGGAACCACAAATGCAATTAACAGTGTTTCATTACCCTATACGGTAACTGCCACTGTAGGTGGGGCTGGGTCTTCTACCACCAATCAAAATTCGAATGTCTGGTATGGTCCAGTAAGAACAGTCGCTACAAATAATGTTATTAGTTACTCTGTAAATATAAAAGTACCAGCCCGTACAGGGTCGCTCATGGCATACCCTAAAGGAACCTATACTGGTACGGTTCAGCTATTTTGGGACATGCAAGCAAGCTCTAGCACTGTGTGTGAGGGGGATAGTGGTGGAGGTTGGGACTCGGGTAATACCACTATAACTGCTAATTATGTTGTGCCAAGTTTGTGTCAAATAGATTCAACATCAAATGTCGATTTTGGAAATATTAATGATATTGGTAAGACTACTCGTGATTATACAGCTCAAGGAGTGGTAAATACGACCTGTAATAATGGACTGCCATATAGTATTTATTTGGGGGATGGAAATAACCGTATTGCTGGTGGCTTTAGGCAGATGACAAATGGTAGTGGTCAATATATCCCATATCAGTTATATCAGAACTCGAATTATAGTGCGGTATGGGATACTACTGGTGGTGTAAGCGTAGTTGGAGGTTCTGGGGGTGTTTCTAAAACAGGTTCGGGCAATTCTCAGGGTACAAATGTCTATGGAAAAATTCCGCAAGGTACCACTATTTCAACAGCTCCGGGTAATTACTCAGATGCGATAGTTGTTACAGTAACTTATTAAGAATTTATTGGAATTTTATGTTGAGTATATTTTTTAGAATTTGAGTTGAACACTTAGCATTTAAAAAGTGGTCTATAAATTTGGTGTTTAATTGCTCTAATTTAAAAGAGGCAGATAGATTTTTTTTAAGCAAAAGGTAAGGGTGATAAGTGGTTAGCGGTAATGTTGTTTCAGGATGAGTAAAAACAGAAAAAGACAAATTAAAAAAATAAGAAAAAACATCTGATAAATATATACCTTATGAATATTAAATGTATTTTTACACAAGTTAACAGATTGTACAAATTAAATTACAGTTCTCTTTTCTTTATTTATTCTTTCTTATCAATAAAAAATACTTATAGAGATAAGTCGATTCTCAATAATTTAATGATTTGTAATGGAAAACAAAGTGTTAAAATTGAAAGGCTGAGATGCTCTGATATGTTTAATTGTATTTTATTCGGTGAATCTACGAATTGAAATTTGTGGATGCTTAGTAGTACTAAAGACAAATGGCTACAAGCGTGACAGCTATCCCGAATTTTAACCTCATGAAAATACAAAGGTTTATAAATTGTTTCAACCACTTACTATCCAAACTCGACTTGGTGGATTCTACTTCTTTTATAATATACCTGTGGTTTTTGTATTTTTATGAAAGTAAATTAAAACAAGAACTTATAACCGGAAAATGACGTATTTTATTGTTAACTAAAAATGCTTGTAGACTATTTGTAGACTGTTGAGAAACATGGTTAAATCAAAGTTCGCTAAAACAGGTTTAAGACATGAAACTCAACAAATCTACTGTTGATGCTATTCCATTAACTGAAAAAGGTCAAAAAATATATAGAGATGCAGAACTGATCGGTTTTGCTGTTCGGGTAACTAATAAAAGTAAAACCTATATTGTTGAAAGGAGGCATGAAGGTGAACTCTATCGAGTGACAATTGGCAAAACTACCGATATTCCTGCAACAAATGCACGAGCAAAAGCTCAGATGATTCTGGCGAAAATTTCAAACAATGAATATGAAAAGCCTATCAAATTAAAGAATGTTGCTAATCCTTTAGATATTACAGTGAATGAAGCTCTTCAAATTTATATTGATAGAAATGACTTTAGACCAAAAACAATTAGGCAGTACCGTAAGTACTTTGATTTATATTTGGGGTGGGGCAACAAAAAGCTTTTCCAGATATCTAAGCAAGAAGTACTGGATCGATTTATTGAGGTATCAGAAGTAAGTGAGTCGTCAGCAAATGGTGCTGTATCTCTTTTAGGTACCTTATGGAAGTATATTCATGTTCTTTATTCAACAGATGAGAACCCGATTCTTAAAAGTAATCCAGTTGACATTATTTCCGTAACAAGAGGTTGGAATAAAATAGCAAGTAGGGATAGACATCTCCATAAAGACATCATTCACAAATATTACAATGCAGTGCTTCATTATGAAGATGAGTTAAATCTGGAAAATACTGCTAGGTCAAACACGCATCGGGATATCGTATTGATGTGCATGTATACGGGATGCCGTAAACAGGAGGCATGTTGTCTAAAGTGGGCTGATGTAGATATTAAAAATGGTACTTTAACTTTTAGAGATACCAAAAATGGTTCAGATCATACTTTTCCTATTGGTGATCATCTACACAGTATTTTGCGTGAACGTTGGTTATTAAGAGAAAACGATTGGGTTTTCCCAGCTACTAAGATGCCTACTTCGTGGAATATGCATGCGACTAAGGTAGATACATTATTGAATAGAGTGGGTAAAGAAGTTGACTATTACGTTTCAATGCATGATTTCCGCCGTACATTTGCCACTATATGCAACCTTTTAAGATTTAATATTTATGTGACAAAAAGACTTCTTAATCACACGGCTAAACCAAGAATTGATGTGACAGGTGGATATGTTCAAATTCCAGATGAGGAATTAAGAGCTTCAATGAACATGATTGAAGCGGTGTATCAAGGTAAGATTGATTGCTTTAATTATCAATCTGTATGGGCAGAAAGATTAAAAGAAATAAAGGCGGTCTAAACCGCCTTTAATCAAATAACTAATTTAAGTTTAGAAGGATTTTGTGGCTGTAAATCTAATTGCGTAATTTTATTTAATAGATCTAGAGATATATTTAATTCATTAGCTATATCAATTGCTGAAATTCCTTTTTTACTTAAAGCTTTGAAACATGTATTTAGTAAAGTTGGAACTTCTTTAGGTATTTCATGATCTTCTGATTCTAAAATAGCCTCACCAGTACGCTTCAAATGAATAAAGCCACTACGATAACTTGTTTCATTTAAAAGATCTAAAGATTTAGCTCTATAGAGCAAAGCTGCCTTACTTATTTTCCAATTTGTTTTCATCTCACTTAATTTATTCCAATTAAATCTACCATTAAAGCAATTACGGAAATGAGAAATCATCATTTCTTGTGGAATAAGTAAAGCACTAGCAAAACGATGCGCTTGCGACTCAGTGAGAGTGTCACCTGTAACACAACCATCATGTAGTACAAGATGTCCTAATTCATGAGCTAAATTAAAACGCTGGCGACAAGTACTACTAATTTCGTTATTAACAAAGATTGGTCTTTTAGATGCAATAGATAGAGCATCGACTTCGCTTGAAACACTTGGAAAAGTAGTTACAAAAATTCCAAGCATTTCAGTTAATTGAGTCATATCGCTAATAGGTCCCAACCCTAAATTAAAATATTTTCTAAATTGAAGCGCAGCATTTTCAATATCTTGAAAATTCTTTACAGATTCAACAGAAGGTATTGAATACTTAGGGAGCCTTAAATTTGCCTCTATAAATTCTACTAACCTTTTTAAATATTCACCCTGAGCGATCACTGATTGCTTTGTAAAAATTTTGGCAGTTTTGTTGCTTCGAAAATTGATTTGTTCTTCTTGTAAAATCGGATGAGAACTGTAAAAAATATCCGTTTTTACATTGAAGAAGTTGCTAAGTACATCAATTAAATCAGGTGTAGGAACAACTTGGTTCATTTCAATTTTATGCAAGAATTGGCGTGACTTACCAACATGAATTGATAAGTCCTCTAAAGACAAATGATTAAATTGACGTAAGAGCCGCAATTCTAGACCATTAAAATAAGTATTCATTTTCTCATCAACTTTTGCCTATTTGCTGTTGAAGATTTACTTGATTCCGCTTGCATCATCTAAATCATCATCAGCTAATAGATCATCAATATTATAGCGTTTCAATTCTGCTGGTTCTGGCAATATAGCCGCTGGATCAAAAATAAATCTAGAAGTCTTATTAGATGTCCAAGCTGTAATCGGCTGTAATTTCTGGTTAAAACCAACAAAAGCGATAAATGTTTCTTCGTCATCAGTTTTAGCTGGAACCAAAATGAATCGCCAAAAAACAGGAACTTTTGAATCAGATTCAAATAATTCTAGATTGTAACTTTGCTTAAAAAAGTTTGGTCTTTTCGGTTTTAAATGATCAGATTCTTTAAAAAAACGGATACCAGGTGTGTTTCCAATTTTAAAGGTGAATTTATTTGAAGAATCTTCTAAATATGTTGGAGATGGGGCATTGCCACTACGAATTTCACGAGCAAACCTATTACGGCATCTTCCAAAAATTGCACAACTGATAGTGTAATTATCATCATCTTTTCTACTAAGATCTTGAGTAGTTTGTGAAAAAACTTCTAGCATATGGTTAGCAAAAAAGCTTAATGTTTCATCATTCAGTGATGCATCATAATAGCTTGGAGGGGGATTCTTCGATAAATCCATAATTAAGTCCTAAAGAGATTTGGGCAATCAAAATTTATTGCAAATTTTGAAAAGTGTCAACTAAAACTTTTTGCAATTTTAATTATTTGTCACCCAATATTTATCATGGAAACTACAATTATTTCTTAACTGAATCCTTATACAGTTGCAAGTTGCGCTGTATTAAGCACAGTCCTGCTTTGCTCATACTTTAAAACGTCTTTCTTTTTATATGAAACACGTCTTCCAATTTTCGAAAAAGGCAGTGATGATTGATCACAACGCATTCTGGCTAATGTCCAAGGCGAGCAATCTAAATAAAGTGCTACAACCTCTTGAGGAAACTTCTGTTCTTCATTAGCCATTATGAAGCGATCCAAATATTCTTGTTGCTCTGCATCAGATAGATTTCTCAGATCTTTTAACATTTACTCCTCCTTACTTTCCGCTTTAACTTCTAATTGAGTACCCTCATAGGTGCCGTCACCCCCACAATTCAGACAATGTGTATACATGCCTAAACCATCCCCATCAGGACAGAAGTTTTCAGGTAATGACTCGTTTAGAAAAACGTTGCCCCCAATTGGCTTTGTGTGAATATGAGGGGCAAGACCGTAATAGGGGTAAATGCATTTACCATTTCCATCATCACAAAAATCACATGTTTTAACTTTTACTTCACTCATCTATTAGCTCCTCAACTCATTACGTTCTTTCTTCAATTGACGCAAAAGGTTGTGAAGAGTAACGGTTACAGCTTTATCTAAACTTTTAGTTGAATGGAATTCGGCAAGCTGAGAAAGCGCTAAACCAAAAATGTGGTATGCAAAAACCTTTGCAGCCTCCGGATTATTTTTGAGAAGCTCCTCAGTACTTGGACAAATGATTTTTTCAAAAATATGAACAGCTACCTGATCTGGAGTACCTTCAATACTGCTAGGGCTCAAATTAACTTCACCAATAACTTTGCTCATTGTTCAGCTCCCGATTTGCGCTCTTCCTCTTCAAAAAACGCATTCATACTTTCATATTGATCTGCTTCTTTTTCCGCTACCCATTTGGCATTGTTATTAAGAATTTCTTCTGCTTCTGACTTTGATTTACAAACCTTGATTTCAGCTAAACCAGTTTCTTTATTAGTAATTTGATAAACACAATAAAGTTTTTGAGTGCTCAACTGAGCTTGAACATGTTTTTCAACAACAAGCATATCGTCTGTATAAATTTCAGATTCTGCGATTAATGCTATTAACTGCTCTTCTGTGCTGGCGAAGTTTTCTGGTTCATCTGCATCTTGCCACCATGTAGAGATTTTAGATTTTTCAACAAGCACGTGAGTTTCGGGCACCGCCTGAGCTTTGGCTCTTGCTTTCCATGCCTTAAACATCTCGTGTTTTAGATATGATTTATTGGCGTATTCCTCAGAGGTAGAATCTAATGGCAATTCACCATGTCTTTTAAAAAAATAAGCATCAAAATCTTCAATTTCTTGGTTTAGATCAATCATTTAGGCCACCATTCTATAAATACGTTTAACTTCATGGTCCAGCTCATCCATTGCAGAGCGACCTTCTTTGAAATATTTCAAAAGCATTAGTTTGTATCGCTCTTGAGCTGCTTTGTTCATCACACCTTCGTTGCTTACTGAAAGGGTGCCTTTATTACCTTTAATTAAGTTCACGCCGTGCGGTGTGCCTTTCCCGCGATACCCGGCATTTACGTTGAACACAATGAACTTCTCGAAAAGCTGCATTGGTAGCAGCTTTGGCTCGAAAAGAAACTCTGGAGTAGTTTGTTTCGACATTAGAATGGTTCCTCCAGTAAAAAATTTTTCATGCTCTAATCCCTGTTTTAGACAATATTTCAATTTCTTGTTTTACTGCTTGAAGTTTTGCCGCTTCAATTTGGATCAGGGCATCTATGCCGAAGTGCTCACAAACTGTTTTTACATCGAGGCCACGTTCAGCAATAAAGTTTTGAAGTTCATCTCTTTGTTGATCTGAGATACCGTCAAATTCTGGTGGACTAATCCAAGTGCCACGTTGCTTATCAAACGTGCAATTCAATGCTTTAGCTCTCATTAACATTGCTTGGCGCATGTTCTGGTAATACATGTGTTCTTTATCAAGCGACTCAGTTAATTGATTAAGGTCACCTGCATGCTCAGCTTCTTCACAGCTTTGTTTCCAGTTTTCTAGCTCTTCTTGGGCTTTAGCTGCTGCAAGTTGTGCAGGCGTTAAGGTGTTAATGTGATCTTTAGCTTGAGTAATCAGGTCAGCCAAGAAAGTAGGATGTGCTTTAAGATCTGGTACCCACACTTCACCAGTTTCACCACCTAAAGCACCTGAGTTTTTCGCATGATGTGTAGGCGAAGGTTTGAAATTAATAACGCGGGCATTTTTACCTTCACCAGTAGTAACAGTTGTTAGATAACCCATGACATCTGCTATACGGTAAAGCTCGTTACGGTTTTTACCACCTAGATCTGGTCGGTAAATAATTTGATCACCGTTTTGATCTTCTGATGCGTGTGCAATGAAAACAACATCTTTACCTAAACTGATCAAAGTATTGATGTATTGCTTGAACGTTTGGTTCGCTAAACCTTGAGCCTTTAACTTTAAAGAACCATCTTTTTGACGGTTATTTGCCGTAAGTAACAGGTGGGTTTTAATGCATTCAAGCATTGCACCCACGGTATCAATGACAACGGTTTTATATGGTGCTAAGTCCTGCGGAGTAAGGTTTGCAACATCACTCCATTGTTGAACCTGTACAACTGCACCACGACGTAATTCACCAGTACGGTGAGCACCACGGTCAAAGTCAAAAGAAATTGCTTTTTCCGCAGTAAAGCCCATCGATGATTTACCTAAACCCGGATCTGCGTATAGGTACACAATAATTGCTTGAACCAATAAAGTTTGGTCAGCAGTAATAATCGGTAGAGCCATTTTTATTATCCTTATCTTGAGCCAGTGAAGCCGCGCTTAGTTTTATAAGCTTTGCGGTCATAAGTAGGAATGTTTGTTTCACGCAGTTTTATTGCGAGCTGCTTTCTGCGTTGAAAGTCGATTTCTTGTGTGAGTTCATTCCAAACTTTTGGATAGTCGGTTTGAAACTTATACACATTTAAAGGCGTCTTAAATCCGTCTTTAACTTTGTAAAGAACTGAGCCATTAGCATTAGATGCGTACACTTGCCAGCCAATACGAACAGAGTAGAGACCCTTATCATCACGGCCTAAAAATGACTTGTAGCCGTCAGGGTGTTTTTTGAAATTAGTCATCTTTAAGCCTCCACCAACTTGTTACGTTCGATGAAACCTTTTAGAAGACCATTGATGTTTCGGATGTCTTCAAATTCGGTGAAATCGTTATATGACTTACCATTAACATCAGTGATTTCATTTACTGTGAGTTGGGTAATATCAACAGCGGTGAATTCAGAACCCGGAACGCCGTAGCTGTCAGGATGGGCTTCAAAATCAAAGCTCACATTTAAACGGAAGCTATCTAATTTAATTACAGCAACGCCAGAATGTTTACCTGTGATTTTCGCGGTTAACACACCGTAAGTACTTGGTTGAGTTTTAGGTGTAAAAAGAGTAGGTGCGTCTTTTGTTTGGAAAGCTGGCTGCAATTGGCAAGCAACTAAAGAACCACCAGAGATTGCAAGGGCAGCCATGCTGACAAATGCAAATGAGTTGAAAGGGGTAGCTTTTACGTTCATAATTAATCTCGCAGTTTTGCAAAAGCACATCGGAAGGTAGAAGAGTCGGTGTGCTTTTTTATAGTCTACGAGGTAAAGATTACTTTACAAAATTAAATATGTAAAGTGTGATTTACAAAATAATGTAAACTAAACTAAACATTTTATTTTGATAAAAAAGAAAACCCACCTTAGTGGTGGGATCTTAAAATTATTTTAATTTAAATCTACGCTAGAGTTATTTCAAGCTGTTGATTGGGAATAGTTACAAGTTTAATTGAATCACAAAAAATCATCACTTCCGAACCTTTCATTTTGTAATAAGCACTATAATTCAATGCATAATCTTCTTGATGATAACCAGAATAGATATTTTTTATCTCAGGACAATTATCATATGAAACAATCCACTTAGTCTGAACATGGTCTAAAGTATTTCGGATTCTTTCATGATCTTCGTGTTTGTAAAAGTTTCGGTAAAGCCCTTGCCCCTTAACATAGTAAGGGGGATCTAGGTATATCAATGAGTCTTGAGGAAGAAAACTATCAACTTGTGATAATAGATCGAGAGCGTCTAGGTTATACACATTGATCTGATTAGCATGGCGACCAATCTTTTCAATTCTCTTGGAAAGATTCTCTTTATTGAAACGTACATCTAATTTGTAATTACCATTTTGGTTTTTACCACCAATTACACCGCCTTTAAGAATTCCAGATCGGTTAGTTCTATTGAGGAAAAAAGCTGCAAAACCATGATCTAGTTGATCATATTCTTCAGGCTTAGATAAAATATCTTTTTGTTTATACCATTCCTCTATATTAACGTCTGTATCAAAGATTAATTTGAGGAAATCATCAGTGCGGGTTGTAATTGAATGCCAAAAATTGAAGATTGCAAGATCAAGATCATTGATATGAATATTCTTACAATAACCCGAATACAATAAATCCAAAGCAACAGCAGCCCCCCCAGCATAAGGTTCTAGGTAATCACCATTAAGGTTGTTTGTTTCCATTAAATCTTTTACAAACGGTGCAAACTTTCCTTTACCACCAGGGTAGCGGAGTGGTGTGTAATAGATACTCAATATACTGACTCCAAAGGCCGTATGAGAAGTTTAAGCATTTTCATACCAAGTTTCCACTAGACTTGAAGCCACACCTTTATTTTTGGTTAAAACATGTTTAGTTGCATTAATAACCTTTTCATTAAAATCCCTTTGGATTTCAGGTGACTGTTTAACCATATATCTATAAGGATTTGTTTTTATAGAATTCTTTATAAGTCTTTGAATTTCTTCTGATTTAAAGAAGTTTTTAAAAAGTGATCTTATGCGATCATCTGCTGAACTATTGTAATTAAAATTATTTATTATAGTTTTTAAACAAAAGTTTTCATCAGGTTGACTTGGTAAAGAAAGTTCTTGAAAGATTTTTGTTACGCAAGATAATCCTATAAAAACTAGTTTTGTAAATCTAAATTCATTATTCCAATATGCATCATCCTCGGGCAGTTTATATAAAAATTCAAATAAAAGTTGATCAGGAGGGATAGAGCCAGGAAGCTTAATAATATTTTTGTGGCCTGCAACGTCCTTTTGTGGTACATCTCCATCTAATATTAATAAACTTAGCTTTGCAAATTCAGGGACTTTTTGGCGAATTAATTCTAGATAGTTTCCACACCCCATAGAAATTCCGTTCATGATTCTTAAGGGTTTTCTAGTTTTTTGCTTTGTTATAAGGGCATTAAAATAAGCCAAAGCTTCACTATCTTCAAAGTAAACATTAGTCTCGGGAAAAGTTAATTGACGACTAATTTCTTTCATTCTGACACTAATATCTGCAAAAATATCAGACCATGAAAAATTTTCAAAAACCTCAATTCTATTCATCTTATTAGATAAATAAATTGTTTTGAAGTTCTTACGGTCTGTTTGCGATAATTTATGATATTCCTCAATTAAAATTGGTGAATGTGTAGTAAGAACAATTTGTATATTTAAATCTTTAGCATAACGATTAAATATTTCTTTTAATTGATATTGAGCACCTGGAAATAACCCAGCATCTGCTTCATCAATTAATAATAAGCCACCATGATAGTCTGGATACTCTTCTTTTAACTTTTTAAATGAGAAAAGAGCTTGAATAATTTGCCCAGCATTATCTTCTCCAGCAGAAATTGCTTCATGGTTATAGTTATCACCATGCACCACTACAGAGTCTAATGATCCAGTTGTAGACGTTATTTGTGTCCCTGTTGTTTTACATAAAAGCTGATTATTTGCACGTATAAATTCTTGATAATGATTATTTAAATATTCCAAATTTTTAATTTCATAGTCTGTTCGACTGGTAATTGGAAGGAGTCTATTTAAACTTAAATAAATAACTGGATGAGTTACATTACGGCTTTCATTCGTAACCGTGGTTGTTGTTATGTTGTTTCTAACAATAGCTCGTGGTAGTGGTCTATCTTGCAACTTATAGAACTTTAACTTTGGAGAAATATCAGTTTTAAAGTAAGCATCATAGATTTCATAAGAAGCTTCTAAGTCACCTGCAAAGTCAAATTGTTCTGATAGGCGAAAATGATCACTAAATCGGGATTTAAAAGATTTCATATGAAGTGGACTAAAATCTAGATCACTTTGTTTAATATAATCTTTTTCAAAACTAAAGATTTGAGCTAATAAACCTAAAATAGTAGATTTTGCTGTTCCATTTTTGCCACAGATTACAGTGACTCTTTGCCCAAAATTTATTTCGAGATTATTGAGAGCCCGAAATTTAAGGACATTTAATTTTTTAATAGAGGTTATATTCTTACTCATGTTAGCACATATTATAAAATGAATTGTTTAATGGTTTATAAACACAACATATTAAATGTTATATATTTCGTTATCTAAATGTCATGGTGTTTGGGGTTTTACAAAGCCTTCATAGCTTTACTCCATTTCTATCATTTAAAAGCTGTGGTGAGTTTACAATTCAAACTTAACTTGGCCTTGTTCTTCTTTTTGCTCTATATGTATATCGCATACAATCAACCACTTGACCTACAAAATAACAATGTTCATCCAATGGAATGATATTTGGTTCAAATTTAGGATTTAGGGCCTGTAGATAACGAGATCCATCTGTCTCTATAACAAGCTTTTTAAAAGTTGCATCTTCAAATCTTCGAACCACAACCATATCGCCGGATTGCATGTCACTGTAGTAAACATCTGGGTCAACAAGAATGTAATCACCCTCTAGAAAGTCAGGTTGATTACTAACGCCTTGAACTTTTAAATAAAAACAATTAGTGCATTCATCAGGTAAAGGGAGCCACTCTTCAACCATTGATAGATCAACTGATTGCACATTGGTAAAAGTTCCAGCTTGAACCCATGAAAGAACAGGTGCTAATTTTGCTACTTTCTTGGAGACATTATTATCAATTTTTGTAGCATCCATTTTGTTGCTTTGACCAGCAAGCCAATCTTTAGAAACCCCCAAAAACTCGGCAGCTTTTACTAAATTTGAGCCTTCAAGTTCTTGTGTTGGCCCATTTACCCATAGCCCGACATTAGCTCTACTAACGCCTGCAAATCTAGCTAAATCAGTATTCTTGAATCTTTTACCTGTTTCAGACTCATAGTGTTTTATAGCTAAAGACATTCGCTCTTGTAGAGTGCTCATAGTGTAAATCTCATGGCTATTGCCATATGTAAAATGTAAAGAAATCTTAACTTTTCATTTGCAAAGCTTGCTAAACATTTATTCGTAAAGTAGACTTGACAAAGTAAAGTTGAAGTTAGGAATTAATATGCGAATTGAGATGAAAACATCAGATGTTTTGGCTCGGTTCAATGCGCCAAAAATCGCAAAAATCTTAAAAATTAGCCGTCAAGCAGTTTACCAGTGGGGTGAATTTGTGCCTGAAGCTGCTGCTTTTAAGCTGCTTGAACAAGAACCAACACTACCATTTAAGAGAGTTTCATGAGCCTTGAAAAAGAAGATCTTCGTTTGAAGATGCTCCCTGACATGATGGAGCGTTTGAGATTGATCTCGGATGTCCGAGGTAAAGATTATGCGCATCAAGCCGTAATCCTCTTAGAGAAAGCCATTATGGGTGAATATCATGAGGTTAGCTTAATGCTTGAAAGAGCTGAAAAAAATAGGAAGAAAAGGGAGCGTTTAGGATTACTAGGGAAGATCGGGGTAAACCCAGAATCCCAAATTCTAGAAATTAAAAAAGCCTGATGGTCGAGATCAGGCTTCTAGGCATTCAAATGAGGTGGATCAAATGAACACGAATAATCTATCAAATCAAGAACAAATAATCCAGAGCTGGTTTGAGCCGGCTCTCCACACACTTAAAGCATTAATCAAAAAGTGTGAAGAGAACCTAGAGCGAATTAAAGCTGACACTAAAAATGCGGCTGTTAAGCGTGATGACTTCAAGGACGTTTTAGTGCGTCAGCATCGCATTACATATAACCATGCTGAGGAAATTATCAAAAGCCTTGGTCGTGCTGGGCGTATTCGTTTCTTGGGTAGTACTTACATTCAGTTAAATGTTCAGGAGACCAAATGAATGAGTTGGCTCTTTTCGCAGGCGCTGGTGGCGGAGTACTCGCATCTTATCTCTTGGGATGGCGAACAGTGTGCGCAGTTGAACGTGATGCCTACGCCGCACAAGTTCTGGCGCAACGACAGAATGATGGAATTCTCGGAGCTTTCCCAATTTGGTCTGACATTACAACTTTTGACGGAAAACCATGGCAAGGAATTGTTGACGTTATATCTGGTGGATTTCCGTGCCAAGACATTTCATCCGCAGGAAAAGGCGCAGGGATTGAAGGTGAACGTTCCGGGCTTTGGTCAGAAATGGCACGAATTATCGGTGAAGTACGACCTAGATACGTGTTCGTGGAAAACTCACCAATGCTTGTTTCCAGAGGACTTACAAGAGTCATCAGTGACCTTGCCCAAATGGGGTATGACGCGCAATGGGCACGTTTTTCAGCATCTAACTTTGGAGCGCCCCATATCCGTGACCGAATCTGGATTGTGGGCCACGCCACAAGCAAGGGATTTTCGAAGTGGTCAACCCCAACGATGGGACAATCCGGATCGATCGAGAAACCTAAACGATCAAGTTGCGAAATTCCCAACTCCCAAAGCATCGGATGGGAACAAGCGTGGGAAGGTGAGCAATCATCCAAGGAACGGCTTAGCCGGTGTTGTGGAGAATCTTCCAACTCCGACTGCTTCAATGAGCAAAGGCTCATCACCAGCGACTCTGACCAGGAAAGATGGCAAGAGCAGGATAAACGATCGGCTCGATCATCATGTAATGAACTCACATGGTGGGAAGTTGAACCCGAATTGGGTCGAGTGGCTGATGGGGTGGCCAATCGGGTGGACCGACTTAAAGCCATTGGAAATGGACAAGTTTCAATCGTGGCTAAATGCGCATTCGAATATTTAGGTGGTGCAAAATGAATTATTACCAACACCATATTGGTGACTTTAACAATGCGACTCGCCACCTCAGTTTAATTGAGCGTGCGATTTACCGCGACTTATTAGACATGTATTACGACACAGAGAAGGCGATTGATGCATCAAGCATTGATCGTCTAGCACGTCGTTTGCAATGTACTACCGAAGAGCAAAAAGAAGCTCTCAAATATGTACTTGATGAGTTTTTCATTCTTGAAGAAGGTGTTTATCGCAATAATCGTTGTGAACGAGAAATTGCTGAATATCACGGGAAAAAGAAACAAGCGAGTGAGGCTGGTAAAGCGTCTGCTGCAAAACGTGCAGCGAAAAAGAAAGGCTCGTCCAACAGTGATTCATCAAAAGATGATCAAGCGTCTAACGAAAATTCAACGGTCGTTGAAAATCCGTTAAACGAAGAACAAACGGATGTGCAACCAACCAATAACCATAAACCATTAACCATAAACCAAGAACCAATTATTGATAGTAGTAGTAATACGCGTGGAGAAAATTCGCAATTAACTCCAATTCAATTTGCTCAGTATCAGATCGATGACCACAAGCGTTACTCAATGCGTGAATTCATTTCTGAATACAGCGAGTTTCAATACGATTTCATCTCACTTGCTCAACAAAGATTTGTTTCTGTACCTGAAATCGACTTGAGAACCATGATTCAAAATTTCGGTGACTGGTACTTTGCAAACGAATCAAGTTCATTGAATACACCAAGCATCTGGTTGGTTAAGTGGTTCTCTTGGGTTCAAAACAACGAGAAACAAGTTGCTGCTAACCGCAAGAAACAAGAGCAAATCAATTCAGCTGGTCAAAAACCACAAGAGTCGGGTTACTTCGCTAATCTTTTTGAAGAACAGAGCGAATCTCAAATCGTGGATGTAACCCCAGCAAAAAAGTTTCCAATGATTGAGGAGGTAGGTCATGCATGAGATTACCTTGAACGAAGTGCGTCAATTAATCGCATCTCTTCGCACTGTTTACGCTGCTCAGTTCAATAAGCAATTCCCAACAAGTGGAGAGAATGCAATACCGCTGTCAGTAGTTGAACAGATCGCACTTAAAACACTGGTTGGCGTTCAACAAAACCAATTTAACAACGCACTTGCTCGATTACTTACAGCAGGTGGACGTTTTATGCCGTCATTTGCTGAGTTTCGCACCTGGTGTATTGGTGAAAGTTGGATGTCTCCAGAGGAAGCTTGGTCACGTGCATGTAAGTTTACGACTGACAGTACCGTGGTTATTACACAAATTACAAAATATGCATTAGACGAAGTGATGTATTTGATCGAAGCCGGCCAAATGCGAGCAGCTCAAGATAATTTCTTCGGAACCTACAACGTGATGGTGGCTAAAGCTCAATTGAAAGGTCGTCAGCAAGAGTTTTACGCTCCACCGCTACAACTAGAACACAAAGAACCTAAACACGTTCCTGTGAGCAATGACGAGGCTCAAAAGCATCTCAAATCATTGATGGAAAGATTAAAAATCAATGGTCGTAAACCTGCACCAGTTCAAAAACTTGAGGCAAAAGAAAAAGAGCCTGAGCTTATAAAAGAGTTGGGCCCTGATCCTTTCGATAATCCACACGAATACGCAGAGATGTGCCGTCGGGAGGGTATGCCAATCCCTAGAAATATTCTTCAGCTAATTGATGGGGCGAATGTATGAATGCAGTTGAGTTTATGAAGGAATATGGAATCGAAAAGGCTCGATTTGTTATTGGATCTGCTGAAGTAGGTGGTGTTGTAACCCCAAAGATTTTAGACCTTAAAAAATTGGTTCAATCGTTGGAACTAATAGAGCAAATTGGTGGAGTTGAAGTTGCTAAAGGCAAAGTATTTATTGCTGATTTCAATGATTTCAATGATTTCAATGATTTCAATGATTTCAATGATTTCAAAATGATCAAATTTTTAATAGGTAATAAAGATTTTGTTGTTCATATAAAAAGAGTTCAGGAGGCTATAGCAGACCACGAAGCAGTTAATGGAAATGAGATAGATCCTTTAATCAAGTTAAAAGCTGGTTTAACAAAGTTAAGAGATAAATTTATAAACGATGCCCATGCATTAACGCTTTTGGGTGACCTAGATAAATCACGTGTTTATAACGGCATTGCTAATCAATTAGATCACTTATTAAAGGGCGGTGCTTAATGTCATCAATGAGCCTTGCTGAATATCGTGAATTATTTCCTATTCAGAAAAATAAAAAGCGCCGTTCAGCAAAGCAAGGTACAAGACAGCCGAGTGAAGGCGAGACGGTATTAGCAACACATTTAAAAGCATGCAAGATCAGTTTTGAACAGGAATATAAATTCCATCCTGAACGTAAATGGAGAGCAGATTTTTTAATAACGGGTACAAAGATTTTGATTGAGGTGGAAGGCGGGATCTGGAGTGGAGGCCGTCATACAAGGGGCAAAGGCTATATAGGGGATATGGAGAAATACAACTCCGCAGCAATGATGGGTTTTACAGTTTTACGGTTCAGCACAGAGCAAGTGAAAGCAGGCGTGGCGATTAAACAAATTGAGCAATTGGTAGGTGAAAAATGAGTGCAGTTTTAAAAACACAACAAATGGATTGGTCTAAATATACTATTGACGGTTGGTTAGAGCAGTTTGGCGCATGGTGTGAAACAGTTAGAATGAAAGGGGGTGATTTGCCAGATGGGCTTCATATCAATCAAATTTACTGGTTGATGCGTGAAGCTGGCAAAGAAGTACAAAAAAGTAAATCTTATATTCGATGTGAGATCAGTGATTATGAGGCGGATCAAATTCAAGCACTTTTACGAAGTCTATTAAATTCTGATAAAACAGATTTTACAACTAAGTTTGCATTAATTTGTTTAATTAAAAATAAGGTTGAAAATAAAGGATTGTTGAAGGTTGCTCAAGAAACAAACCAATCTAAAGCTCAGGTCGCAATTATGGTGAGTTGCGCTAGATTTTATTTATTAGGTCATGATAAAAGATTAAGACAAAATGGAGGTTCAAATGAAAACATACACTGTAAAACTATATGAAGGCGTTAGTCGGGAGAAAGTTAATGAAACTTTGAAATACTACCCTGATTATTTTGGTAAAATATCAATAATTACAAATGTAATTAATAATAAATTGCAATTAACACTAAAAGCATTTGAAGGAATCGACGTTATAACTGCCAATGATCTAATGATTAAAATCGTTGAACGTTTAAAAGCTTCTCAATTAGTAGAAAAGCATAATTTAGACTTGTTGACTGTCTAGACGCTTTATGGCATATTTTTGATATAGTGGACAAAGTTATAAGCGTTGCACCAATTTGTTTTAAAAGCTCACTTAATCGTGGGCTTTTAATTAGGATTTGAAAAAACATGAAATTTATCGTATATTAAACAGGTATTCTACTTCCTATGTAGTTATTCAGTTTATAGTCCGTACCTTCCCCAAGGTACGGATTTTTTTTATTTTTTGCTATATAGTCCAGGCTGGTAAAAATGAATATCTGTGTGGGTGGTGAACTCAATGGGCAAGTGATAGAAAAAAAGGGGGGCGAATTCAAACATGAGGTGCGACAGTTTCAAAAGCCATATGATAATCAACAAGCTGAGCAAATTTCTCTAATGGTGTAAGCCAATCTAACGCCTTTCTAGGACGAGTATTCAGTGACATGGCAACTTGATTTAAATAATGCTGATCTGCCTGATTTAAATCAATCCCTTTAGGTAAATATTGCCTAATTAAACCATTCATATTTTCGCATGTGCCTTTTTGCCAAGGTGAATGTGGGTCACAGAAATATACATCTATGCCTAAATCTTCTTCGAGTATTTTATGTTCTGACATCTCGCGTCCACGGTCATAGGTCAACGTT